CGTCAGTCTATCAGTACGGTAGACTGGACTTGTGACCAACGCCTTTATTTCTAGACGTTGGAGCTTATGGTTCCACCTTTCAGCGGAAACATAACCCAAGTAAGAGAAACGCCCAAGCGCTTCGCTCGTTTCAGAGACATAGGGCAAGGGCCCTATGACTGCCTCTATTCTTCGGAATAGAAACTGCGCAGTCGACCAATAACCCTTTTTGTAAAAGTGGTTAGCAGTCGCTACACACGAAACAATCTCATGCGCTTGCCGCCTATTCTCAGGACGCATACGGTTAAGGTACGTAGGTGTTACCTCGTACCCGTCATATGCATCAACCCCACACGACTCTCGGAAGCTTCCGCTCACGAAAGTCTTATTGAGGTTCACCTTACAATTGTACTTTTGTAGGTGATCGAGAATAGCAACCGCATTCGCAGACGGGGTAATTATATCATCCCCGTATACGTACAACATCCTAGTAACCTTAAAAACATTACTAGGGTTGAAGGAAAGGTTCCTGTCTTTCAGCAAGGCGACTACACATACCGTGTAGAAGTACATCGCCTCCACTGGAAAACAGAGAGCACTGCCCATCGACGCAAATTTTCGTAATGGTGACACTATTGTACCATCAGGAAGTTGCGCTCGTGTCGAACGACATGCTTCAATCGAATCATATAAATCTTGATTCGAACGAAACATCTCCATTGCAAGCGACCGTGGAACACGATCACTAGCATCAGAAAGATCAATCGTTGCTAATTGACCTGTTTTCGACGCTTCAATAGCAAGGCGCTGATTTATGGATTGGTCACGAAAGTTTATATGACCAGCCGTAAATCGGTAGGACTCGAGCTTACCATAAAGGTAATCTCTTATCCCTTGTTGCGCGTATTGCATGCAACAAGGCTCAATAGCTATTATGCGGGGACCTTTGAGTGACTTAGGAACGGGGACAACCCTCACGGGTTGTTCTTCGTCCTCTGTGACGATCGTTACGGATTTGAGCTCCTCACTATCAAGAGGGGTACCAAGTGGGTACCCACTATCAATAATGGGGAAATAAGGCTCAAGACGATCGTGCCAGCGTCGCCAAAAATACTTCTGGTTACCAGAAATTTTCTCGGCAGTATTTCCGGGACCATGCTTGGGAAGAATATTGGAAGGATTAAAATCACCGACCATATTATCCCAGAGCATAGAAGAAACATGCAAAAACTGGGCATGATCTTCTTCGGAAATCGAGAAATTCTCAAAGGACTGCTCGATTGAGATGAAGCTATCAAACGCGGCTTGGACCCTTTTCGGGGTACATTCCAATTCCACCTTCTTGAATGTAAGACATATCTGTCGTACAGCATCAATAAGAGTAGGAATATCGTCTGATAGACCTCTAAGTTTTGAGGGAACTTCATTTTTAATCACCTTTCCTGTCTCAAAGTCGAAGATATGACGAGTAATCCCCTGCAAAAAAGCGGGCATTACTGCACCTCTCTGCCTTTTCCATCGGCAGAAAAGTGTTGCGTCAACAAACCCCTTTTGCAAGGCCTGTTCGAGGTCCTTAGCAAATTGGGGCAAGGTTATCGTAAGAAAAGATAACCCTTCTTCTTCGACCCGTGATCTTATCGTTATCAGATCACGAAAATCGGAGACATCAGCGGTACACTTGATGGTAGCGTCTCTATAGACATGCCCCATCAGCTCCAAGAAG